GGATTCTTTCGGCATAAAAATCAAGCGCAGAATCAACTGCTGGTTGTAATTGTGGAACATGGCTATTTGGAATGGCTGACAAAGTTTTGCGCAACTCTGCACACGCCTCACGCTCATGCTCTGCCACCAGTTTGGCAAAGCCTATAAACGCTTTGGCCCTGCCATTAAACCAACGATCTACAACCCACCCTTCACCAGCATCAGACCACGCCTGTCTAGCCATCTCAATGATTTGTTCGTTAGTCATTCCAAATACCCTCCTCGATCTGATCAATATACTCGGAGCTCAAAGGGTTCATAGTCTCTTGTAAAAACTTGGAACACATTAGCCTTTCATGCTGTGCTACCAGTTTGGCAAACTTTACGGGGTCTAATTCGCCAGCAACATAGTCACCATTGTTTTCAATAACCAAGGCTTGGTCATATAGTTTTGCAATTTGTTCGTTAGTCATGGGGTATGCCTTTCCATTCTTCAAGGACTTGAAGTAAGTGTTTACGAAAGTTTTGTCGTGCAACCAATTCACCAGGCTGATAGATGTTGATGAACCGTTGCAAGGCGTTGGTGTCCCCCTGCCCGGTCACGTTGGTTTGATCAGGCAGCAGATTAGTGCCATTGTCAACCGGGGGTGGAGGGGCGCCAAGGATTTGCGCGGTGCCCGGTGCGTCACGGCCTTGTCTTGCCAACTCAATAAGAGCTTGCTTTTCAGCCGCGGTCTTATTGTCATGCTCTGTGCCAATGAACTCTCTCATTTAAGTAGCTTCCTTAAAATGTGTTGATTCAACTTGTCAGCCGTGAGCAAGTCAGCGTGCTGATCTATCGTTGCAATGCAAATCATAACGGCTTGCCGCCAAGCCTCGTCCCACACCGCTTTGGGATCGTCCAGCAACTCTTCGGACTTGGCCGTTTTGAGCAGCTTGGCCCAATCCTCAAAGGATTCTTCCCACAATTCTTTTTTAACTAAAATCATATTACTCCAGAAAAGCAAAGAGCATCCATATGCCCATCCAAAAAAGCAGCAGCCAAAAAGCTGCCACGGCCCAAACAACCCAAACACTAGGCTCTTTTTCATCCCAATTAGTCATAGTCAACCTCATTAAGTGCTTTGTAAATTTGTTCTTCCAACATCGCAATTTGCTTGTCAGATAAGATGTGGCCAAGCTCTACGCCATTGACCATCACGTTGCAAATTTCAATGCTAGCATCATAGCTGGGCTCGTAGTATGAACCCCGCTCAGCCGGTGTATAGTCATACCACACGGTCATGGGGACACTGTCAATGTCACCAAGGAATTCATATAAACTGTTAGGGCACGCCATTGTTTGTGTCATACCGCCTCCACCGAGTTAAGGATTTGTTGCAAGCCGGCAATCAACTGCTCGGCCTCACCGCGTGTAAGTGTAAGGCCCATTGAGCAGCCACTGCGCATAACATGCATGTACACACCGCCATCGTCCCAGGTAGACACCGATAGGCGATCTGATTCAACCGTTTTGATGATAGTTTCCAAGTCTTCCATGATACATTCCTTTTCAATAGTCAAACAAAATTGGATTATACAGCTGCTTTTACCATTCAAAGGCCGTGCAGACTGGGCCGCAGCGGCTTGTCAAGCAGTTATGCTGACGGATGGCCTGAGCTAAGCTGAGCTCTTGGTTTTTACGTGAGTTGAAGTTCCAAACTGTGGGCTTTGCGCCGGCAAGCAGCTCGTCGCAGCGAGGGCAGCCAGCGGTTTTTTTGCCAAAGACCGGGCCGCCGCAGGTATGTTTGGTGGTGGTAGATTTTTGCCATGCCATGATATAAATTCCTTTCAATAGTCAGTTACAGCAGCTGTGCTGTAAGTAAATTATACAGCTGCTTTCGTGATTTCGCACACAAAAAATAAATTTTTTTCACATATTTTTTGATGTATAGTAGCTCATCATTGACTATTGAAACGTTTAGCAAAGAGGATGTCTCATGCAGAAGCAGACAGCGCCAACGGGCTTTGGCGCCAGTGTTATCACACCCCAACAATTATATGACAACTTCCTCACGGACAGAGGCTTTATAGACATAGACCAGGCCGAGCTAGGTTTGGAGCTATTAAGCCCAGAGGAGACAAAAGAGTTAATTGGCCACACCAAAGAGTGGACGGTCAAAATACCTTACAGAGATGTTCAAGGTCAAGACACCGGCTTTAACCGTGTCAGGCTATTACAGCCAAAGACCAAGATGAAGTACTCACAGGCTCGAGCCAGTGGCAGTCATATCTATTTTCCACCTAAAACGAATTGGCCGAGAGTCCTTATGGACGTGGATGTGCCAATCATCATCACAGAGGGCGAGTTCAAAGCCTGGGCCATCACCAAAGAAATAGTTAAGGGCTCATTGCCTTATGCTTGTTTGGGCTTGGCAGGGGTGACGAGTTGGACAGACAAAAATGGACTACATCTGCACAAGGATCTGATGCAGATTATGTGGAAAAAGAAAACCAGCTTTGAGTCCAAGTCCAGAAAAGTTTACGTCATCTTTGATTATGACGGGGCCAAGGACGATGGGGAGTTGAATGAGCAGGTCGCTTTGGCAGAGACTAAATTGGCGATCACGCTTAGAGGTATGGGCGCTGAGGTCCATCTTTGCAGAGTTGGCAAATTTAGTAGAGGGCCAGGGGCTAAGTACGCCATTGACGATCACTTGCAGGCTGGAGGCAATCTCGGCGATGTTATGACCAGCATCTCCATTGTCATGAACGGGGTGGACACGCTGGATGTAAAGCTTCATGAATTCTCAACTAAATACGCCTTGTTCAACGGGGATGTGATCCGCCTAGGGGATGGCTTGATTATGTCATTCCAAAAAGCTAAGATAGACTCAGCGCAGCATATCTTTGTCCAAACCAACACGGTGCAGGGTCGAGCCGGCCAGCCCCCTAAAGTAGTGACTAAAGAAGTTGCTATGCTTGAGGAGTATAAGAAGTGGCACAAGAGGTGTGATATTCGGAAAGTAGGCGTTTTTCCCCAGTATCAGGGACTCCGCGTCACACCGGATGGGTGCTACAACTATCTCAACAGCTGGGCCTATGAGCCTTTGGCCGGTTCAATTGATCTATACACAAAATTCTGCGACTATTTCTTTAGGGATGAGCCCGAGTTTGCTGACTATTGGCACAACTGGGTTGCCAATATCATACAATTTCCTCATAGGCGAAATAATACAACCCCACAATTTGTCTCCAACATTGAGGGCATTGGCAAATCAGCCGTGGCGGAGTTCATAGCCGAGATGATGGGCATCGGAGAAGGCGGCGCTGCTTGCATAGTAGGGCCCGATGAACTATTTGGCTCCTTCAACGGTATCTTGAAGAACAAGATCTTTGTGGTTGTGAATGAGCCTTCATCTGACCGTGAAGACCACTCCGCCAAGCTTAAAAACTTCATCACATCAAAAGAAATAACTATCAACAATAAGTATGGGCATCAATACTCGATAGAAAACTTTATGAACTTCGTGTTCACCACCAATAGGCCCTATGTGACGACGATGGGCAACAACGCACGCCGTGAAGCCATCTACAAACCTGAAACGCTGACTAACAAAGAGACGCGGCCCATGGTCAATGAACTAATGAAGTGGGCAAGGACCGGCGGCTTTAGCCACGTGCTCAACTGGTATTATGAAAGAGACATTGCAAACTTTGACCCCTTTGAGGCAGCGCCAAACACCAAACGCAAGGCTCAAATCGTTAAGCTCTCGCAATCCCCGACGCAGCAATTTGCCAACGATCTCATTGAGTGGACTAAGTCCAACATTGGTGAGGCGGCGTTCTTCACCAACCAACAACTGCAAATACTGTTCAAAACTTGGCAAGGCGAGGAGAAAATCCCCGCAACCAAGTACATCAAAGCAGCGCTTGCAAACCTGCATCCTGGTGACGAAGTCATCGTGACTTTGAAGAAAGATCCCACAGATTCGTACAAAACTATCACGGTTCGAGGATGGATGGTCGGATTACAAAATGTAATCAATACGTGTAATAAGAGGCAGGTCGCTGAAAAGACAGCTGATGCAATTGCACGTGAAGTGCAGAATTCTAATGAATCTTTTTGATAAGTTACAAAAACAAGCAGCATAGTTATGTATAGATTACATTAAGACCGGGCTCTAAGTTGTTGACTCTGTGTTCTAATTACCTAATTACATTAATTACAATACTTTATAAAATATATATTTATAGAGTATATATATCGCTCGTATAAAAGTTTTCGCGCTGTTTGTAACTTTTTTTGTAACTACAAATTGTGTGTACGACCTGCAAAAATTGAGTGTACAATCGTTGGTATGAATACACCAGTTAAGCGTGGTCGCGGGCGTCCCACTAAATACGATCCCGCCATGTGTGACCGTGTCATTGAATACGGGCGACAGGGTCTTTCACGCACTGCAATTGCATGCGAACTCGGGATTTCAGGCACTTTGCTCCCAGAATGGGAGTTAGTTCATCCCGAATTTCTCAACGCTATGAATGAAGCACATGATCTGGCGCGCAAACATTATGAAAAGCTTGCCGAGTCACACATGGTCGAAGTCCCCGGCGGGCCGCGTGTTAATACACAGCTGTTTAAGTTTATCGTGCAAGCGCGTTTTCCTGAGTATCGTGAAAATACGCGCGTTGAAGTGTCCGGCAGAAATGGCGACGCAATTGAAGTCGACGTCATACATGACTTTGCAAAAGATCTGATGCAAGATCTGTTAGCTGCAAGGCAAGCTGATGCTGAGTCAAGCGACGAGTGAGCGTATAGCGCGTCGCATCAAGTCTGGGCCTGATCTCAATAAGTCCAGTCCTGAGTGGAAAGCTGCCGTCAAAGCCAGAACTAAGTGGCTCACAATTGCGAACGATCACCAGATCCCGCCTAGCGGTGCGTGGTGGGACATTTGGCTTTTGTTGGCGGGTCGTGGCGCGGGTAAGACTCGAACCGCGGCCGAGGATACTTGGTGGTACGCATGGGCAAACCCAGGGACTCGCACTTTGGTCTCTGCCCCCACATCAGGTGATGTGCGCGATGTTTGCTTTGAGGGAGACTCTGGACTCCTGTCGGTGTGCCCCAACATTCTTGTAGACACGTATGTCAAATCGCTGCATGAGCTCACGCTTAAGAATGGCAGCATCATCAAAGGGATTCCGGCGTCGGAGCCGGAGCGATTCCGGGGCCCACAGTTTCATAGAGGCTGGCTTGATGAATTGGCAGCTTGGCAATACTTGGACGATGCCTGGGACATGATCGCTTTTGGCATGCGCCTAGGTAAGCACCCTCAACTCATATGCACAACCACGCCAAAGCCTAAACCTAAGATCGTGGAGCTGGTCCAGCGCGATGGGGATGATGTTGCCTACACAATGGCCTCGACCTATGACAACATCGCTAACTTAGCTCCCACATACAAGAAGCAGATTCTTCAGTATGAGGGCACCAAGATTGGCAGGCAAGAAATCTACGCCGAGCTGATCGATCCAGAAGAAGCCGGTATCGTCAAGCGGGACTGGTTCCAGCTTTGGCCTGCTTACTTTGAGAATGGCGAGCCTCGGCCTTTGCCCCGCTTTGAGTACGTGGTCCAGAGCTATGATTGCGCAACCTCAGACAAAACGCATAACGACCCCACAGCCTGCGTTGTGTTTGGCATCTTCAAGCCTGGGCCTGACTCTCCTATGTCGGTCATGATTATTGATTGCTGGGAAGAGCATATGCAGTACCCAGACCTTAGACCCCGAGTGGTCGATGAAGCCAGCACCGTGTATGGCGACCCCAATGAGTTTGGCAACGGGAAGAAGGTTGACCTGATTCTGATCGAGGACAAGTCCGCCGGCATCAGCCTAATCCAAGACTTGCAGCGCACTGGTCTGCAGGTCAGATCTTACAACCCAGGGATGGCGGACAAGACACAGCGCCTGAACGTAGTCTCACCCATCATTCAGCGGGGCTTGGTCTATGTGCCCGAGTCCACCAAGAAAGAGAACACTCCCAGGTCATGGGCCGAGCCCCTGATCAGCCAGCTTTGCGCCTTCCCCGAAGTCAGACACGATGACTTGGTGGACGCCACGACGCAGGGATTGCGTCTTCTCAGAGATATGGGTTTCCTTGTGATCGATCATGTGTATAATGACACTGACATTTACGTCGATGACACACAGCCCAGGAGGGTCAACCCATATGCCGTCTGATCAGCCAACTCCAGATGAGATGCAGTATGCACTGGCCCAGCAAGGCATGGGCAGCCGAGTCAACAAAGGTGTGCAGGCTAACCCACTTGATGCGTTGACACAGGGTCTGGCACCTATGCTTTATGGCGCTGTGAAAGGTACTGGTGCCGGTATACTTGGGGCTCCCGGAGATGTGAACGCCTTGCTTAGAGAATACATGACTCCGCGCTTGCCTAAGACAGCACAAGATTTCTTTGCTCGTATGCCGGCAGGCCCAACCTCAGAGCAGCTGGCAGCAAGGGCGCCTAACATGACCAAGACGCTTGGCATGAGCCCCGCGGCTCAGCACTCGGAGGACATTGGCTCGTGGATGGGCACTAATGTCGTGGCCCCTATCGTTCAGCCTGCTGCCATTGAAGCTACCAAGAACATGCCGGTAGGCATGGCCATCAAAGCGCCAGGCGGCAACTGGCGGCCTGCAGGCTCTAAGTTCGCCCCTGACTCGGTGAAAGAAGCCATTAACAATCTTAAGATTGCAGAGCCTGTACATCGTGATGAGGCAATTGCAGTTGGCGGCGCTTGGGCCGAGCATGCAGACACGCCGGCTACGCAAGCAAGAATGGCGCAAGTCGGCGCTATTAACAACTGGGTAGACACTAAGCTACAAAAATATGTTCGAAACCAAATGTCAACACCCGATGACCCATTGCGACTTATGCACCAGGGCCTACACCCCGATTATCCCGGGCAAAGCATCTCCCATATCCCTGGCGCAGAGCTTGAGAATGATTTGCAGTTTTGGACGCCGGATCGTGTTTCCCATGCTCGCGTTAAAGCAGGCTATCCTGAAGAAGGCTTTGCCAATAAAACTTTCAATGAAATGGAAGAGGGCGATATGTGGGATGCGTTGCACAATACGCGCCGCGGCGAGATTTGGGAAGACCTGAGCGATAGTCAAATCAATACGCGTCCTGCAAGTGAATACCGCGGCTATGAGCTTTCAAAAAGCAACCCTTGGCTTAATAGTGTTGACCCCAATACGCCGATTCATTCAGTCCCATTTCCAAGCGACTTTGGCAAGGAAACGTATTTTGATCACTTGGTCAACGAGCTAGAAAGCGCAACTGATGGGCACACTGACTTGCCGGCCTACTTGCAATGGAAGCCCGAGGACTTGCAAAAAGTCACAGTGCCTCAAGCCGTTAAGCGTGTGCATGACATTAACGAGTATCGAGAAATGATGGCTGCGCGTGCCGAGAAAGAAGGCATGCTTGACAATTTGAAAGCCAACCCATACCGCGAAGCCCCCAACTTTTCATACGCAGAAGCCAAAGACAAAGGCGGTAAGTGGGTGGCCATTCCCGACACTGACTCGAATGAAGGCATGACAGTGTGTAAAAGCATTGGTCAAGCCGGCGGATGGTGCACAAAAGATGAGGGTAATGCTCAACGTTACGGCGGCGGTGTTGATCGACAATTGTACGCGTTGCTAGATTCAGATGGGCGCCCACATGTACAAGTACAAGTTGTTGATCACCCTAGCGGGTTGGAAGACAAACCGCCTAACATTTACGAGATTAAGCCACCGGGCAATTATTACTCAAGCGAGAGAGCTGCGGGCTACGCGCGAAAAGATCCTAATTATCTGGCAAACATGCGAGACGCGGTCAAAGACTTTTTGAACAGTCGTGAATGGGGCGATGTTAGCGGGCATGACGTTGAGATGCATGGCTTGGTAGATCTTGGCAACCCTAACCATGTTATACCCGCATTGCAAGACGCGTTGCCTACAAATTTGCCACATGAAAGGCGTGACATTCTTAACACGGCGTTGCACTTTGAGCCTGACGCTCCGCGGTTTATGACAGAGCGTGAGTTCGCGGACTTTGTCAATCCAGATACTCCGCCTACGTATGGTGAAAGCGGCCCGCCTGTTGCAGACACTGACACGCAGCCTGAGGGCCATAAGCGCGGTGGCCAAGTTCACATAACCAATAACCCAGATGAAATGCGCCTTGCATTACTTAGGAGAGCTTAATGGCTACTGAAATGCCGATTCCTCAAGACTACAATCGGTTCATTGACCCTATCACGGGCTCAACCAGTGAGGGCATTCAAGAACTGTTTGATGATATAGAAGGCGCAGATGATCCAGCAATGGTCGAGGAGATGCCCGACGGCTCGGCCATAGTAACCTTTGGGGATAACTTGCAAGGGCCAGAGGCGACCCCAGATTTTTACGAAAACTTGGCCGATAGCTTGCCAAGTTGGGAGCTTTCTAATTTGGCGATTAAGTACTTGGACTTGATTGAGAAAGACAAAGAAGCTCGAGAAGACAGAGATAAGCAATATGAAGAAGGCCTGCGTCGTACGGGCTTAGGCAATGACGC